AGGGGAGCTCGTTATAGTTGCTAGATCAGCAACGTTCTTAACGAGTTCCTCTTCGAGGGGCTTTCTGTTTCTTTTCTTCTACCTATGAGGTGTCGTCATGGCTAATAATACATCAACTGAAATTGCTCGTTATCAAACTCTAATTTATAATGCGATCTGTTGCAAAATTGATCCGAAGATCTTAGAGGAGCAGCTTAAGAAGATATACCATGATGCCGCGATTGCCATAGATCCGGTTACAGATACTGAACTTACCCGGGATGATTTGGTGTCCATGATCATGATGCATCAGTTCATTGCTGAGTCCGTAGGACTCAGTGAAGAGCTGTGTACATGCTGGTCTGCCGAAGAATTATTCCAGAGCTTTGATTACAAATCACTTCGTGATATGCAAACAGCGTACGCTTTTAAAATTGGCGCACATATGGCTATTACGTCGGCTCTTTTGGATGGTATCACCCAAGTAGCTACGGTACCCGTGGACGAAAAGTCGCTTGCTGCGTATATCATGGACCGCTCGCAAGAGTTAGGTCTCACTGTTACGCAATGACTGCGGGCACTCAAATCTCAGACCGCCGTTTCCATCATACACTGCAATACTTTAATTCCGACTTGCTAGTCGGGGAGTATTTTTCAAAGCAGTGGACAGGTGGCGATAAAGGTTCGAATGGTTTGAAAGAAGAGCACTCTTATCTGTTAGATATTGCGCACTGGTCCCAGGGCGTTGTCCAGTGGACAGACAATGGGATAGTGAAGCAGTTCGGAGCCAACCAGCTTTGGCCGTCTATTAATTGGGCCGCACTTGATGTGTGGTCTGATAACGATAGCTTGAAGCTGATTAACAAAGTTGGTAATTCTGCTAGGGGTCATACGTTTAACGGTGGGGAATTCCTCGCTGAGGCTCACCAGCCTGTACGTATGATAAATGATGCTGCACACAGGTTAGCGTCCTTTCTTTACGGTGTAAAGAAGGGTGATTTCGCTACTATGAAACAGGCGTTATTAGCAAGTAGAGGTGTTCATGGTGTTGCTCATAGGGCAGTCATGAACCGCTTTCCTCTGCTTGACAAAGCATATAATCCGAACAAAGTGCGTAGTAATAGACTATGGTCATATATTACCTCCAAGGAGGCAATTGCGTCTGACATTCTTGCTGTTCAGTATGGGGTTCGCCCTTTACTGAGTGACATGTATTCGGGCGCTGAGGCTGTAGCTAATCTACTTTCTACGTCACTTTTAAGAACTAATCAACAGAGAGTGAAGGCAAGGAAAACTCGAAAAGTAACTGAGTTTATCCGGGGGAATGGATGTGATGTTCTAGCATCCTATGAAGTGCGCAAAGAAATACGCGCTATGTTACTTCAACCCCCTAGCTTTAATACTCTTATGTCTATAAACAATCCCCTTTACGATCTATGGGCTGTTACTTGGCTGTCCTTTGTTTTTGATTGGACATTACACCTCTCGGATTTCCTTGAGGCGCACGGTAACATTCGTAATTTTGAATGGGGAGAGGTTTGGCAGTCTGATTACTCAATCCGCACTGTGGTCCAGGGAGCGATCCCTGGCCCTACCGCTTTGTTCCCACAAGGCACTAATATATCTTACCCATTTGGGAAACCATTTGAAAGGTATGTTACAGTAAAGAGAGAGTATCAAGGATGGCGTGAAGGCATCTCACACTTACCAGTTCCGTCGTTTAACAAAAGACTCGTTCCTGAGCACTGGTTAAATGGTTTAGCGTTATTGGTTGGCCTTAACACATCCGCAGGCAGAATTATAAAACATTAGATATTGTTTAAGGATATCTACAACCTTAGATTTACGTTTATTGTTTTTACATTAACCATTGTAGAATGAGGTATACTTTATGTCCAGCTTCGCTGATTTTACCATAACCCTTGCAGATGACACAACCAATGTGACTTATAAAGCCATAAAGTCGGTCGGTGATACAAGATGGTGGCGAGAGGTAGGTCCTTCTAACGAAGAAGCCTGCACAGTCCTTCAGCTTATTAATCTTCCTACGAAACGTGGTTCACGTGAGTTACGTAAACGGTTTACAGTGTTTTTACCTGTTCAGGAAGTGGTTACTGGAAGCAATTCCTCTGGTTACTCTGCTGCGCCTAAATTAGCTTTCCCTATCCGATACAACGTGGATGGGATCACTAACACTCGGGCGACAGAAGCGCAAAACAAAGAAGCACGGAACCTTGTACGAAAGTGCATGTCCGCGCCGAATTGTGGCTATCAAATCGTATATGCGTTCGATAAGAACGAAATGCCAAATTAGATAAGCCCGCTTTTTCTTTTTTCTTTAACCTCCATAATTCATCATTTTAAAAGGTGCATTTTATGTTATCATCCATGAAGTCAACAAAGAAAAACAGTTCCAGAAAACTAAAACCACGTAACTTTTATGACCAGTACAAAAAATGTAAGTCCGCAAAAATCACAAAGAAGATTGCAACTTACTTCGCTGGCCAAGCTGGTTATTACGCTGAAGAGCTCAAAAGGCTCGTTATTTCAGATGATTTTAGCCGGTTGGCAGTATTCAATATTGATCCCGCTATGTATGACGAGTCCACAACTTGTGAATTTCGTTGTGCACGGCAGGTGGTTAGCTTATATTCAAAAAATGCTGACCTTGATCTAGACGGAGTTGATAAAACTCGTAATTGTCTAGTAAACTTTATTGAAACCGAACTGAAGTGTCGGGCAACTAACGCGCGTCTTTTCCATTTATACGAGTCTAAACAAGATCTGTTTAGCGCAAAATCTGATTTAACAGACGTTTTGCGGAAAATCGCTCGTATTCTTGGGGATGCGCCGTTACTGTCTGACCTTAATTTCCAATTCGGACCTGGTCAAAGTAGTGCGTGTAGAGGAGATAATATCACTCCCCGCTTTAAACTTAAAGCGGTTCCAGAATGTTCCATATCAATGTTCCCTCGTCGAACCCAGTCAAATTGGATGTTCCCATCCTTTTGGAATGACTGGATTGAGACGATGCCTTTATATCAGGGCTACCACGAATTGTGGTATAAGCACCCACAGGTGGCCTATGGTATCTTTGGTATGGTTCCAAAAAATGCACGAACTCTTCGTACTACCGTAACTGAACCAACGTTAAGTATGCCCTTTCAAAAGGCAGTTGGTTCTAAAATACGGGAGCGATTAGCTTTGTTTGGTAATAGTTTAAAATATCAGACAAAAAAATCAGTCTTTGGCCTTACTCGGGTCAATAACTGGCGAAGTCGTTACTGACGATTTGTTAAATGCGAGTAATACACTGGCTTATATTGCAGTGTGGATGGCATTGAAGTTTTGTCCTGGCTGGTTCGATCTCCTTAATTGGGGCAGAACTGGTCACATAAATATGGATGAAGAATCGGGTCATATCTTAGCTCTAGAGTCGTTTTCCTCAATGGGAAACGGTTTTACTTTCGAGTTAGAGAGCCTGATCTTCTATGCTATAGTTCACACTATGGTTGAGAAAGTGGGTGCGGATACTTCAAAGATAAGCGTATACGGGGATGATTTAATATATCCCATCGAAGCGCTGGAGGATGTCCGGGCTGTCCTTGAGTTTTTTGGTTTTACCGTAAACAAGGAGAAATCCTTTTCAACTGGTAACTTCCGAGAATCTTGTGGTAAAGATTACTTTTTTGGAAGAAATGTTAGACCCTTCTATCTTAAAGATCGATGGAATGATGCCCGAGTCGTTGGTTTTCTTAACTTCGACTACCGTAACTATAATTTGCTAGATGACGAAATGGTTCAATTCCTTTTGAGTCAGCTAGACGAGGCCAATATCCATTTTGGTCCCGATGGTTACGGAGACGGACACATTGTCACTGACAATGCGGCATATATGATCAAGTGTCGCAATCATATAAAGATGGGAGAACTTCGCGATAAGTATCTTTGTCGTCATCCAGAGGCTGAGGCCGATCCTTTCTTTTTGACTAAACTACCTAAGAAGATTCAAAGGCTGTTTACGTCTTCGGAGAAGAGCGGTTTTACTTTTTCGTCTATAATAATTTTACCCAAAAGGAGCAGCGATGCTTCCTCATTAAGTAAACGTTATACCGAACTCAGTTTAGATGATGTACTGATACCGACTTATAAAGTACAGTCGGTAGGATCGTCGAACCCTGTGGCTAGTTACTCGGATATTGCTTTAATGCGATTTCGTAGCTACATTAGTCAGCAGGGCTATGGTGATTGGGACCCTGAGTCAGTTGAATCTGCGTTTTCATTTTGCAGGTTTGACCCGATGGCACCTTTCAAGCATAATAAGAGAGAAGGAGAAGACCCCTTCACTCTACCCGGCGGTTTTCGCGAACGTGTCATTAACATTTACACATTCGGAGACTTTTGTGCTCTGCACAGCGACCTATCCTAACTTTTTAGTGCAATTGCACATAGGACGGTCAAACAAATCGTCGTAACCGACGTGACGGGGATCCCAACGGTGGAGACTGTTGA